TAACTGGACCAGTGCCACTAACATCGCCCAATTTAGTAGCAACGTAAGACGTATTGATCTTGTACAGTTCAGTGCCTGATACAACAAACGCAACTGTGCTTGTATTGGAAAACGCCCATAGCCCACGGATAGGTCCCGATCCAATAGTTTGAAGAAACTTTAAACCTGGTGCGCGTTGCAAAAATGCAGGTTCTTTACCTGCTTCCGGTATTATTTCTGGAAACAGATTGACCATGCGAGCATCCGCAGCATTAACGCTACGAGTGACGTAGGTTGAGCCAAGAATGGGTGTTTTCATCAATAGTTACCAGCGTAGACGTTGAATCGTTGACGAGTAGCCACAATAGCGTATGGCATAGACATTACATCGTCAGGATTGTTAATGCGTTTCAGATTACGTTTGCTTGTCATAGCAATACGCTGTACTTGTGGGCTTGGTTCTACACCAAATTCAGGTGCAATCTCCATTGCCAGATTGTAAGTAAACGCACGTAGATAACCAGGTGGAAAGAACAAGTTAGTCGCAATCGTAGCTGGATTATCCAACTCCTGCACTGATACAAAATGCCACTCTAAATCACGTGTTGGGCGTGGGTAAATGGTCATGGTAACATCTGGAAACGTCATGTTTACAAAGATTACCTGTGGATAAGTCGAGGTTACAGTTTTAACAGCAATGCCGTCATACTGTTGCTGATTGATAAACTTGATACCAAAAGAAACGTTAGTGCCAGGGTCACGAAAGTATGTGGCATCGTCAAGTAGTACAGGACGTAAACCAATAAAATCACCACTAGGACCAAGTGTGCGAGAAATTAAACCAGCGGGCCATGTAAAAATTTGGTCTTGTGTACAAAAAACAGACAACCGTTCAGTATTCCAACTGTCGATCATTTGGTTGAGCGCCATCAGACTGTCTTGCATAACAGATGCAGACGTGGTTTCGCCTTCAGCCAATACACCGATTAATCGTAATGCACGATTAATTTGATCGCCAGCAGTATAAACAGCCATTTTAGTTTCCTTCGTTTGTCGCCTCAACCTCTGCGACTTTACGGGTATATTTGCGCTTCACTGCAAGGGTGTTAGTCACTTCTTCAACAATTGAAGGCGTAGATGGATTGTATATCGTCCAACCATTTTCTACATCACATTCAGCTTCAATATCTGAAATTGCAACTTTGGTTCCATGAATAGGATGCTTGAGATAGATGTGCATATTAAAACGGGGGTGGTTAGCCCCCAACTGGATTAAGTAACGTTACCTACTTGCCATTTACTACCGTCTGAATAAAACACTTTACCTAGACCAGTGGCATTACTTGTAAAACCAAATGATCCTTTAGGTGCAGTAGTTGTAGTGACGTTAGCAGTGATTGCGGTAGAATAAAAGTACGCTCCAGCTACAGCATTACTAGCCGCAGCATCACCAGAACTAGTAAAACTAGCACCAGTAACAGCACCAGTAGCCGCTACAGTAGTTGCAGTAACAGCATCTAACGAAGAAGCACCAGTAACTGTTACGCTGTCCAGTAATGGGTCAGCAAACGCAACACCAATTGCTTTAGTATTAGGCATGATTCATCCTTAAAACAGGGGCCGAAGCCCCATTAGATTTAGCTAAGACGATACACAGTATATGTACCATCGCCAGTTTTACGGGCACGGAAATGCGCACCAAAACCAGAAGCGGTAGTTAAACCGGAACCAACTAAAGTCCAACCAGTGTTGACAGTCACTGTACCTACACCAGTGCTGGTAGAGATAACAAAGAAGTCAAAAGTGCTACCGATTTTTGCGCTGCTAATTTCAGCATCAACACCAGTTGCACCAGTTACAGGAGGAAGTTGCAGATTGTTAGCGTTGGTCTGTGTGTACAGAATCAAACCGCCTTCAAGATCAGCAACTGTTAGAGCAGCAGTTGCGTTAGCTGTATATACAGCAGGTGCAGGAGCGTAGCCTAGAGTAACTTCATTCAGATTGCCGTCACCAATTTGATAACCGCCGCCGCCATTAGGTAAAGCCATGATAAATTCCTTTCAGATAAGATATAAATTAACGCCCCCGAAGGGGCATTAGGTTTAGCCCCAAATGCGGCAAGCCATTTGTGGACGAATAGTGCTGTAACCGTACAATACGTCAATACGGCAAGGCATACGGTCATTGTTAATGTCATACTGACGAACAACACGCAAGCTGATACCGTTATGGACAGCACGAGCAGCCATATCAACACCTTGTGGCAACAACAAGTCAGCAGTTGCGAAGGTGATAGCATCCTTGTGGTAAACCAAGTTCTGAGCGTATTGGCTAGAAGCAGCACCCAAGAAAGTAACGGCTTTACCAGTTACAGGCAATACATTCATGGTAGCCAGAGCGTGACCAGCAGAATACATTGGAGCAACGGTTACAGTCCAAGTACCAGATACAGCGGTGGCATCAGCCAATGCTACAAACTGGAACAATGAACCAGTAGATTCACGAGTTTGTGGGTTAACTGCGTAGCAATCAGCAACAACAAATACGTCACCAGCTTTAATAGTAGTGGTTACAGAACCTTGTTCCAACAGGATAGTGGACGCGCCTTCAGAAGTTACACCAGGTGTTTTAACCAAGGTAGAAGCAGAAGCGTCACGTGAACCAGTGGTGTGCTGTTTGATAGACTGAGACATATTGATCTCGTCAAAACCCAATACACCAGTTCCCATCATGCCGTTCTTGAACTGCTTGCTGATAGTGTCGGTGGGGTTAAACAGACCTTTCATGCCTTCAACCAAGCCAGCGTTAGCAGCAGGGTTTACGGTAGCGTAACGTGGTGACATTACAGCAGCGTTTTCGTTCAGCTTTTGTTGGGCTTGCAACAGCACCAAAGAAGTTGAAGGAGTAGTACCAGGAGTACCAACGGAGTTACCGATTATTTTATAAGCGTTAGCAACGTCAGCGTCAATGCTGGATGCCAATTGGCTAATACGTGGTTTAAGCACACGTTCAGCAAAATCGTCCAATTGCATTGTCAATTCAGCAGAGGTGAAGTTAACACCAATATGCTTTTGATTAGCAACGGTTAAAGTGGTAAACTGTTCGTTGTCGTCCTGAACTTGCAGGGCGGCACCGTCAGTTACCAGAGCGCGGTCAGGTAAACGGATACGCAGTGTAGAACCAATCTTAGCGCCTTCAACAGCGAAAGAATCGTCATACTGACGGTTTACGTTACGGGTCAATACAAGGTTATTCTCCAGAATTTCCAGAGCCTTGCGTGTGATCATGTCGATCGTTAGGATACTGTTTGACATATTAAAAAGTCCTTAAAAGTTAGCGATTCTGTGCTTCCCACTTTTTTCGCTGTCTTGCACGTTCAGCTTCAATCCACTGTGAATCCGTCATGGTCTTGGTAGACCGTGGATCAGTCGTGTCAAAAGCTGGCGATCCAGAAGATCGTGCAGTTACTGGCGAAATCGGCGCTGGCGCAGATGTTGTTTTCTTAACTGGAGGTGATGAAACCAACTTGGCTTCAATCTTTCCAATCTCTTTTGCCTGTGCTAGTGGCGTCATGCGTGAGATACGTTCCGCATCTTTTGGATTTGAACCTAGATAATACGCTAAATCTGGTCCAATGTCCGAAGACTGGATTGTTTCAGCCATTATGTTCGTAATTGGTAACTTGGGATTGTATGCAACTTGTTCAAAGTCATCATACTTATCACGCGCTACTTCTTCACGTTCCTGATAGCTTTCGAGAACAATTGACTGCTGTTTAGCTGCTTCACGTTTAGCCAATAGTTCTTCAGCTTTCTGATATGCCAGTGCTTCCGCATAGGCTTCAGGGCTTTCAAACTGGTCAACGGACGCAGTTGGTGCAGCTTTAACGATTTGCGTTTCCGCAGCACGTTGTGCTTGCTCTCGTTCCCACTTACGTTGCTCTCTTGCGAGGCGTTTACCGATCATCGCATCAATGTCAGCTTGAGAGTACTTCTTTTCCTCTGTTGCTTGGTCGTTTCGATTCTCGACGGTTTCCGGCGCATTTATCGCATTTTCAGAAGTAGCCGTCACTTCCGATGCTGGCGCGGAGTCAACTTCCGCTAAGGTTTGGACTTCTTCAGTCATTTAAATGAATCCTTCGATTCCTCGGTCAACTGGGCCGATACAGTTCTTAGATTATGCGCTAAAAAAAACGCTTGTCAAAATTAGTTTACCGATACTTGAACCCAAACAAAGCGAGGGTCAAGCTGTGTAGTCGTGCCAGCGTTTTGAGCGTATGTGTACAAACGCATATTTGACGCAGAATGTGTGCCAATTGAAGTCAACCCACCATGACCACTTGCATTGGTATCAAGCGTCACAGCAATCGCGTAATCATCAGAGGGAAAAGATTTATCGTATGTGATTGTGTAGTCACCAGCATTATTGCGAACAACAGAAACATTTCCTGATGATCCGTCAATAGCAATTGCCGAGCCGGTCCAATGAAATTTTATCCACAAAGTTCGGTAAGGTTGCTTGTAAACACCATCAACTAAATAAATCGGGCTTCCAAATGAATCAATTTCCGGTGGAGTTGCCGTAGATGCAAAATATTCAACTAAATTATTATCACCATTGTCAGTAATAAAACCATTACCAGTTTTACTTGAATAGTAGGTCATGTACACCCTATTATTCTTACTGTTTGTTCCTAAGTACAAAAGGTAATCGACGTTTTGCGCTGCTTCAATATACGCTTCACGGGAAAACCCGTTGTAACCATCAAGCCGAAGCACAAACGATTGGTTTGCGTTACCGGGCTGTTTAACAATGTTTTGCACCGTGTTGCCGTAAAAATACGTTCCAGCGGTGTAACGCTGTTCTTGTATTAGCAGCATATGCCCACTCTGAATATCACAACGCTCAACGCTTGTGCTATGAACAGACGATAGTGGTGACAAATCAGCATCATCTATTACGATGTTTTTATACGCGCCAACAACATTACACTCAGAAATGCTATTGACTTCGCCGCCAGCATAAGAGGCACTACCAGAAGATACGTTTCCGCAAACAATACCGTACCCTTGAGATTGATACCCACCGGTCGGGTCGGCTTTGACGTAAACCGTTTGATCTGTTGGCGCAATGTTTCCAACCCACACTCGACGAACAGACGAGCGTGTAATATTACGAAGGTCAATTCCAATTTGAATTGCTGTTGTTGTTACTGACGCTGTGGGTTGATTAAGTACAACAGCAAAATCATGCAGGTTGACATAAGACACATAACTGTTTGCACTAGATGGGTTAAAGGCTCTTTTAATTACAGAGCCTTTGGCGTACGCTGCTAATTCGGCAACGGTGCCGCCAGTGTTTGCCTTGGCAACAATAATACTGTTGGCCTTACCTTCACCAAAAAGTGTTGTGCCGTTTTTAACCACAAGACCAGTATCTGGGTTGACAAGGTACGCGCCTGTTGGAAGATATACATCTTTACCTGAGTCAATCGCAGCTTGGATAGCCGCCGTGTCATCTGTAGTGCCGTTACCTGTAGCGCCGTAGTCCAACACGTTGGCTACAGCACCAGTAATCATCGAATAGCTTGCTTTTGTAAGGGACATTTTTTAGTCCTTATGCGTTGTATGAGTAGCTAAAGAAAAACACATCTGCACCAGAGCCTTGCGCTGACGGTGCTGGCATCACAAGATATGCTGTTGTTGTGTTGGCGCTTGCGTTATAAATTCCACCAAGTCTTAAACCAGCATTTGAAAAAACTGAGCCTGCGCCCCCATCTGTTCCAGTAGATCGACTAAATGGCAATGTAAACTCAAAATAAGCGTTTGTAGAACCCGTAGTTACAGTTGCAGAAAACTTACCTTCAATCGTTACCAATCGTCCGACTTTTGTGTATTTACCACTAGCCAGTGTTGGAGTTCCAGTAAAGTTTGATATACCTGAAACTGTCGTAGTCCAAGTCCCTTCTTCGTACCAGTTCAGCAACTGGCTCGTCATGCCCGCTGCGGGGGTGTTTGCGGTGAAGTTGACGCCTTTGGCTGCGGTGCCTTGTGTAATGTTATCGGTAAACGAACCACCAGCCATTGCAACTGCACGACCAGCAGTTAAATTAGCAACAGACACTTTTACAGTAGCACTACCTTGAACAATTGGTAAAACTTCAGTACCTGCAAGCGGAGTAGTTGCACCAGTAAGCGCGGAAATCTTTTTATCAGCCATGATTGTTCCTTAAACGTAGTTGACTTCAATTGACGAGGTAACTGGGGGTGCTTGTGAGAATGTGAGAACAGCGCCAGCAACACTATATGTATTCTTTTGTTGGTACACACCGCTGATGTACACGTTTGTGACATTTTCACTCGCCGGTGCGCTTGCCAAGGTAAATGCAACTGTAGAACCATTACCTGTAAAGTTTGCAATAATTGAAGTAGCGTTAAAGCTACTACCCACGTTGTCATACGTGGCAATCGTGACATCCGCGCTTGTCTTTAGGACAAATTTGTACAAACGCAACTGGTTCCAAATTTCACCCCCAGGCACCCGACCAGCAGAGTCTAAAATAATTGGGTTAGTATGAGCCGTGTTGCCATTGCTTGATGTGTACGTTGCCAGCGGTGTCGTTGTGCCAGCCTCGTATGAATATATTTTTCCACCAGATAACGGTGCACTACCGCTATTGTTAAAAAATTGAGCGCCAACGCCACCAAAAATTGAAAGTGATACAGCAGGCATGTGTTACTCCAGCAAAATCAAACCGCCATCCTCTTGCACGAGGTTGTCGCCGATTTCAGTTAATAGGTTGCCTTGCACTGTAGCATTAGCATAACCCGATAGCAGCGACATAATGGCACCTAAACCAATAGATATGCCGTTACGAATAGGTATGCCAAAGTAGCTCATTGTGAATTGATAGGTTTGCAGTAAATCGTGCCATTGGTTGCAACTCGAATAGCACTTACGCGCCATTGTCCACCGTTGCCCTGAGGTACTTTAAACGGAATTGGAGTAAAAGGTGGTACAGGTGTACTAGCAGTAGTTGCTACAGCACCTTCACCAACCTCAATATAACAAGACTGGTCTGACCAAACAACTACACCTTGTGGACCAGCAGCCCAAGTATCAGTGTTACCAGCAGAATCAGTGTAAGCAACTGATCTAGCAGGGTAGTCCGTTTTAGATAAAGGATTCAAAAGTTCCATGTGTGGCTCCTATGCAAGGAATTTTAACTTATATAGAGTGGATAAGTACAGTCCAATAATTTCATCAATGATGTTTTGAATTGGAGTATCTGTTTTATCACACATTTCGTATCGGCAACCTTCAAGTTCAGTCATTGACTCTTGAAGAAAATCAATGATGTTGTTGGTTTTTTTGGCACTCATTAAACCAATTGGTCCTATTAAACCATGTCTACCTTGATACGCTTCAGAAAACTTGTCGGCTAATTCTACAATATCTTCGTAAAAATGACCTAAGGCTTTGTGTTTTGAGTACGAACGGGTGTTTAAGTGCACCGAATGAGCCACATCACGGGCTAAAAACATTGTGCCTACAAAATCTGCTGGCTTCATTGTGGCATTCCTTCCATTGGCATTTCTGGTTGCATTTGTTGTGGCATTTCTTCCATTGGCATTTCTGGTTGCATTTCACGCATCTCAGGAATACCGCCTTGTTCCATAGCTGCTGCAACCACACCCATAGCAATATCTTGAATCTGTTGCTCAGTCATACCCGCTTGCACTGCGCTAATGCGTTGTGTTTCTGCTTGATACGCTTTAATCTCAGCTTCGTAATCTTTACGGCGTTGATCTTGCATTTCAATCGACTTATTGGCGTTTTGGATCATTTGGTACATTTGTTCCATTTCTTGACCCATTGCTTCCATTTGCTGCTGTGCAGCTTGCAACGCTGGATTTTCATCGGCATCGTTCATAAGTTTAGGATCAATGGTTTTAGCAAACCGTTTAGCCATTTCTTGTGCACCAGGCCAATCCATGTTTTTAACAAACAAGTCACCAGCTACCGCCCACAACTGCGGATTACCTTGCAACAGTTGAGCCATAGCTTCAAGAGATTCTTGACGTTTGGTTGCATAACCGGGACCAGTGATTGCCACTACATCGTATTTACCAACACTAGGATTGTAGATTTTTTCCATTACAACACCTTGTTGGTCAACAATCTTGTTAACTGGTTCAGGCTGGTCAGGATTAATCTTCACCATTTTAGTTTCACCATCCTCACCAATGATTCGAGCAATACGTTGTGTATCGTAAATCTTTGGAATTAGGTCAACCAATTGACGCGCTACATGGCGAACACCACGAGCCAAGTTATCACCATAATGGTATGTTCCTACATCGCCTTCACGTTGACGCGCAAGAATAGCTTTACCAGAACGTTCATTACTACCCATACCCAACGAAGCGTTGTATTGACCAGTAGTAGATTTAATGTCCTCAGAAGCGCCCGCTTTAGCTTGTAAAAGCCCGCTAGAAGCCATTGGAGGTTGTGCCCGTTGTGGTAGTGGCAGAACTGCACCTTGACCGTCTGTAACGTCTGGATTGACCTCTAAGTAAGGCCAGTTTTGAGTGTTAGCGGTTTTCCACTGAGTTTCGTAACCTTCGAACTGTCCACCGTAGCCAATAAACGGGGCTTTGGGTGCTAGCGCCAGCATTTCAGCTTCTTGTGAAACCCAATAGTTGTACATACGTTGAGCATCCTTGGCATTACGCACCAAGCCACTAACGTATAACCGACCGTCAACTTCAAACTCGTTACCGACAATACGGATTACGGGTATCCATTTACCAGCCCACTCACGTTCTTCAAGAATCTCGTAACCGTTAATCTTGCAATACTTTACACGAGGACGGTCAGACTCACGACTACGTTTTGGTTTACCGTAAATAGCACGAAGTTGTTTATCTTCTGGTGTATTCTCAAACGCTGTAGCGTTGCCAGGGTATAGGTTCAACGTAGCGCGGTCATACTCAATGTAGTAGTAATCTGCAATACGAATCGTGTCCTCGTTCAACCAGTTGCTGATAGACTGATCGCCTACACCAAGAGACTGCAATGTGGTGATTGGTGCAGCGTCTGGATACATGCGAGTGTATTCAGCTTTGGTTAAATCTTCGGTAACAAAACACCACTTGGCATCAGCACCAGTTGGGTCTTGGATTGTTGGGTCCATGTACACGCTAAAACTGTTACGCACTCGACCAATTTTAATATCTTGATCAAAAGTATCATCATCACAGTATTCAGTCAACAAACGCAAGTAACCTTCACCATACGATACTTGGTTTTCACAAGCGGTGTCGTAGGCTACGTCTGCATCGGAAATGTATTCAATATGGCGAATCATGCCATTGAATATTTCAGCTACCTGTACATCGGCTTTATCGTCAACAGGTATAACTTTAGCACCTGGACGATTTTGACGTTGATCGTTTGTAACTTGGCGAACGTGTTGTGGCAGTTTGTTAATGGTCAAACAAGGACGCGCATTGATGGTTTGACCCTGCACTGCACCACGAGTAGCCAATACGTCAGCGGGCCATTGCCAATGATTGTCAGGTGAACCAGCGTAAAACTTCAAATCGTCTATTTCATCTTCACGCGATTCAGATAGTGCCGATACCGCTAGATCAAGACGCGCTCTTGCAACAGTTAATATATCGGATGCGCTATTCTTTTTACCGCCACCTGCTGCAACATTAGCAGCGGCAACAATGCCAGTAGTGTCAGCCATTTAAGACTCCAATTACGTCAGGTTCGCGCATCATAAGGTATTCTTTGTTTTGATGTTTAACTTTTTGACCGGAATGTTCGCCAAAAAGCACATGATCACCAACTAAAAGTTCAGTTGGAATTACAGTACCATCCTCGTTTTTCTTACCTGGTCCGATAGCACGAACCCATCCCTGAGCAAGTTTTTCCTTGGGTACGATAATCAAACCCTCTTGTTTTTCAAATTCTTGTTCAATAAGAACACAATTACTCAAAGGTTGAAAAGTCATTTTTTCTTTTTCGCAGTCTCACGTTTAACGGAATAAGCTATTGCTACGGCTTGTTTAACAGGTTTACCAGCGGCAACTTCTGCTTTTACGTTTTTACGAAACGCTTCTTTAGATGAAGATTTAACCAATGGCATCATTTACCTTTCTTGACTGTCTTAGCCGATTCTTTAAATGCTTTGGCAGTTGGCGCACCAGCAGTACCAGGTTTACGCATTTTTTCACCACTACCAGCAGCAATACGTTTCTGCTTAGCGTGAATGTTTGCATATAGTCCAGGTTTAGTAGCCATGATTTAACACTTCCAGCGTTTTAACGCAGCTTTAGCACGTTCACCATCTTTGGCATTAGCTGCAACAGCCCCCATTCTGGCACAAAAAGACGCTTTACGACCTTTATCTGCTTCAGTTTTAGGATTAGGTGCTGGCGCTTTAAGATTACTACCAGTTTCACGATTGTACTTCTCACGACCCTTAGCCGTTAAACCAGCGCCTTTTGACACGGGTAATTTTTCGCCGCGCCCTACACTTAACGATACACTTTTCTTTGTTGCCATTATGCACCCATCCAAGAAGTAGCAACACCGCTACCTTGACTATTGATACGAGTAACCGTCCGTGGATTATACTCACGATGTGCTACAGGAAACGCAAACGTTACAGCAATTGCATCAGCCGCATCAGGAGAAGCAACACCTCGCGCTTTCATTTCCTTCTTACCCTCTAAAAAGATAGTACCTGCTGAATTAGGTTTCTTCATTGGACCAGTTAAATCACTTTTTAGCAATCTATCCGATGGAATAGATGCAGTTTTTAACCAATCCCGCATTGCACCCCACATTTCAGCGCGTTTATTACCCCACATTATCGGGTTTTTCGCTTTCCAACCAAAGTTAACCCCACGTACTTTATACTTCTGCTCTGTCAACCTGTCAAGTATCCCATAACCTAGTCCACCTTCATCAATCACGGTCAACGTAGGTTTGTATTCTTCTATGGCATCAATCACGTTACCCACCGTAGTCATGGTATCGTCACCCCTAAACCGTTTTATGGCAATAATATCCCTACCCTGACGTACTGCGATTACGGTACTGTCCATACCACCACGTGCAGGGTCAACACCAATTACTATTGGCGCAGTCATATCCTTGTACTTAACCCGTTTCATCGCATCATCTACCATGTTTGGTGCAATAAACTGATCTTGTCCCGACTTCGGAAAGTCTCCATACACCTCAACCCGCGCTTCGTCTGAATCTTCACCGTACTCATTGATAATCTGCTGGTAAATCGACTTATCAGTACCTTCTACTTCTCTAGCGTCAATCTTCCGACTACGCCAAAAGTCACGTTTTGACCCATCTACAGCTTCGTAAAAGTACCCAGTGTTACGCCGACCATTGCTAAACGCTAACCAGTACCTATCTAATATGTTCTCTGTAAAGAACCCCGCAGCAACCGACCATATGCTATCCGGTATACCCGATGCTTCATCGAATATCACCATCATGCCATCCATGTTGTGCACACCCGCATACGCATCAGGGTTTTCTTCGCTCCATAGTTTACCCTCAGCACCCCAATAACGCGTACCTTTACGCAAGTCACGCTCTACCAGTGTTGTTAACCATTGTGCAGGGTTCAAACTTGTAGCCGTTGGTTCCCACCAGTGTGCGTTTAACGCCATAGTTACCCACTTGGTCAACTCACCCCACGTAACCTTACGCAACTGCGTTTCACTGTTGGCACTAACAATCACCGAACTACCTATACGAGTAGTCAGCATCCACAATATCAACCAGCTAACCAGTGCAGACTTACCTACACCACGACCAGAACTCACCGCTTGCCGCATAGCATCAATCAGTTCACCATTGGTAAGATTGTTTTTGTTAGTTTTAATAAACTCCCGAATCTCACGCAACACTTCCCTTTGCCATTTACGAGGTGACTTGAAATGCTCCAAAGGTGTATTCTTCTGTCCCCATGGAAACGCAAACAATACAAACGCTTCAGGGTCATCTTTTAGTTGTGGCGACCACAGTTGACTCATTAGCAACTGTTCATCTTCAGGTGAATATCTAGTCTTCTGCATTAACTCTGCTCCAGTTTGGGTGATATGTCTGATACGTCCATTACTTCAGCTTCTATCACTCGCATCTGCGCTTGTTGTAACGCTTCGGTAATGCTTATAGACCCACCAATCTCAACCTGCTTAACTTCACCATATCGTTTCTTATTGTGTGCACTCATTAACCATTTGCGCGTATCAATTCGCAATTTGTCCCGATTGACCGTATCGCTTGATGTTGGGTCAATTGAATCTACACCATCGGAAATTTCCAGAATTTCACTTGCAATAAATTCAGTACGCATCTCCTGCGCTTCCTTGAATCGTTCGTAGCGTTGCGGATCACGTTTAATCCATTGCAGGAAATCTTCGTATGAGATAGCTCGGTGGTCATTTTTGATCAAGGACTGAAGTGATCGACCACGGTAAATATCTTCGACCACACGCTCAAAGATTTGTTCATATTCCAAGTGCAACAACTCTTTAGCAGACTTAGATAGTCTCAGGGGTTTTGGGTCAGGCACAGATAGCCAGTTGGGTAAGCTCTCACCACTTGCGACAGTTGTGCCTACAGAATGAATGTTTGTTTGTTCCATAGTGTAGATATGGTATCACGGTATTTATTTCAATGTTTCTTGTGTGTCAACCGTGACACGAAAAATTATAAAAAAAAAGTTTTTGAAAAAATTTTTACGGAATTTGTGTTACGGCTGTAACACGCAAACATTTTATAAAAATTTTCACAGAATTCGTGGTGCCTGCCTACGCTGGACCTGTGGGCGCTTGGACCTAGGGGGCGGGGGGGTCTGGTGAACCGCGCACTGTCGCGCACTGTCGCGCACTGTCGCGCAGAGTCGCGCAGCAAGCGCAGCATCGAAGCCAGTGAATCAGTCAATCAGTGCCATGCAATGCACCATTAAAACATCGGTATTTCACTTTTCGATGTTTTTTAGCATCAATGAAATATCGGTATCATTTTGATGTTTCATTTTTACAACACTCAAAACATCGACGGATTAACGATAAAACCTTACTAAATTACTACTTATCTGCTAGAATCTTACTAAATTACTACTTAAATGCAAATTGTGACGATCAGCCCTTCGCGTGTGCGAGGCATTTTTATAGACCATTTTTTGAAACGTCTTTATTTTCCATTTATCAAAAATCAGATACCTAGAACAAAAGTAACAATTGACACAATTTGCATTTAAGTAGTAAGATAGTAAGATTAATCAACCAAAGGAAAACCATGACAATTGAAGCACTCGAAGCAAGAGA